ATGCCCGAAGGACTAAAAGCCGGACGCAGGCCAAAAGCTGCACTGGTCGAAGGCATTTGGTTATCCTCTAAATAAAGTTGCTAGGTCACCACTCTTGCGGAGCGCGAACCTTAGCGGATTCCCGCATAGCCGACATGCCGTCACCTTCGTCCATCCTTGACCCAGCCCGTTCAGCTTGCTCGCGCATGCTTTCGTTGGTGCTGAGGAGTCGCTCTTCTTCCTGATTGGGGGCATCGTAATGCACCGCCTGCATGTACCGTTTGTACAGCGACATCGGAAGCTTGAACGCCAACATCTCGTTGACTCCGACAAAGCCTTGCCATTCGCCTGTCTTGATCGAAACGTATTCCCAACCGGGAACCTCTTCGGGCTTGATAGGCTCGTAGCCGAGACGCATCCTCGCGTGGATTGAATCTCGGGGGTTTGTCGTGGTCAACCAGCAAGTGTGGTAACCCGGAATCTTCGGCAGATCAGGCAACGCGGCCTGAATAAACTGCTGTCGAAACATCTCGACACGGGCATCGTCTGACAACTCACGGTTCTCAGTTGCCGCGCGATCATACGCAGCACGACTCTCACGCCCTTCGCCAAGTACTTTCTTCAGTCTTTCATCGCTCATATAACTCGCTCCCTTGTTTAGCGAGAAGAATTGTTACGATCGTATTCAGCATAACGCTTTATGTAGCGTTGACGCAACTCTGGGTTGTCCCAGACGCCCGCATCAATGAGGGCTTGCTTGCGATCAGGGCTGATATACACCTCTTTTCGGGTAGACGGCGGCGCAAATTCGCGCTTACCACCGACCGGCGGACCGCCACGTTTAGCGGCTGATTTTGGTTTTTCCACAGAATCTTCTCCGTAACGATGGGGAAGCCTGCGAGCCACCCGGTTATCCAATTCCACCCAATAATCTTCCGTTGCCGGGTTGAAGCCCTCGGCGGCTAGACGCTGGTCGATCACCTTCACGATGGCCGAATCCTCATCCTTGCCGGACGGGTCGTACCAATCGTTGGACTTTACCCACTCTTGGGCATACGCGGCTACGCGGGGATCTTTACCCTGCTTCGGCTGGGCTGGGCGCTCGGCCTGTTCCTTCGCAGCCTTTAGCTGACGGGCACGATCCAAAGCTTGGTCGCGGATCTGAAGTGCCTTGGTGACATCTTCGCCCTGACCCTGCTCAATAGCCTTCGCCATGATCCGCTCAGCCAACTGAGCTTCGTTCAAAGCCTCGTTCAGCTTCTGGTCAACGGCAGAGATATTGAACTGACTGGTCTGCTTCTCAACATTCACTAGGCGGCGCTTGAACTCTTCGTTCTCGGCACGCAGGAACGCCAATTCGCGCTCTTTGTGCTCAATCGCGGCCCGACGACGGAACTTGCGGTTTTGGCGCTGCGCACGCTTCTCCTCAGGAGTTAGCTGCTTCTTGCCACGCGGGCCGTCGTCTTCATCTTCGTCCGAGGCAGAGAGACGCTCATCGCCTTCGTCCTCGTCGTCTTCCGCTGAAGCTTCTGCTTCCAGAGCCTCGTCCTGCTCCGGCTGCTCTTCTTCAGGGGGTGTTTCGGTAATAACGTACTCTTCGTTCTCTGGAGTGCCGTCATTTTCGGTCATCTGGTTGTTAGCCATGGTTCACCTCAAATAAACGCTTTGATGGCAAGCGGGTCACCCACTACGCCACCCACGATGTCGAGATCGTTGAAGATCACAAACAGGGCTTCTTCTTCCCCGTCTTTGCCAAACGGCACTTTCCAACGATCACCGCCGTACTTCGGTACACGGACGAACTCGCCCTCTTTGCACCAATTACCTTCCGGCCATGCTTCCATCGTGTTGCGATTCTTGAAGGCCAACGGCCCTACTTTCACAACTTTAGCGATCTGGGTGTTCCAGATCTCTGTCTCACGAGTCTCGGTGTGCAAAATGATGCCACCAGCAGAAGTCTTTTTTGCTGAGCGAATCTGCACCAGGACTCGCGAACCAAACGGAATCAAACCCGGCTCTACACTCGGAAAAGCCTCATCTAAAGCTGACATTAGAAATCCTCTCCGTCTTCTTCATCGGCTTTGAGAAGACGATCAATGTAATTTAACGCGGCCTGCAACCCGGCATACGTGCCCACTGCCTTGCCATATTCAAACGTTGCATCCTTCCCTTCTAGCTGCCGCTTCATCGCGTCGTGTGCAACGCGAGCCTTGGCAAGCTCCAATTCGTCAATGATGCGTTCAATCATGCATTTTGTTTCCCTTTACTAATCATGGCGGGCGTTGCTTTCGGGTCGCCCTTAACACCCTTCGACTGATCAACCATGCCCTTCTTGGAGCCACCGTTGATCATTTTCTGGCCGGATACGTTCATACCCATAGCCATCATCTTGTGTTGGTTCATGTAATCGTTTGCCATAAATCACCCCTTACGGATTAATACCCGTGCCTGTTGATACACCCACTTTCTCGCCCGTGATCGCTTCCATCGCGGCAATTTGCTTCGCCGTATCGTTGTCTTCACGGTTCGTAACCAATTTAACTTCAAGCTCCGCCGCCTGACGCTTATCAAGGCGATCCTGCTTGATCATCTCGCGCTGCATGTTGTCCTGCTGACGCTGCTGTTTCTCAGCAGCCGACAACTGCATCTTCGCCTGATCCAACTGCAAGCGAGCCTGATCCACCGCAATCTGAGCCTGATCGGACTGAGCCTTGCGCTGCGTTTCAGCCATCTGAGCAGCCATCTTCGGATCTTGCGGGCCCATACCTTGCAATTGCTGCATGACGCCCATTGCCTGCTGCACGATTTGCGGAATCGCACCAAACGCCTGACCCGCATCCGGAACCACGCGCTGCGAAGCCGCAGCCAAAAGCTGATCAAAGCTCTTCTTAACTTCGGTGGACTTAACCTTCTGGAACTCAGAAATGTCCTGACCCGCTGCCTTAGAGGCGACCTCAAACACATGGGTGGCGTACCACAGCGCAATGTGCTCTTTGATGTGCCCCAAAATCGTCGGCACAAAGGTCGGAGCCATCAGCATTGACGAACCCAAAATCGGGCTAGTCAGATAGTCCAAGTGCGCCTGCAAGTGCGCCAAGTGATCTTGCTCGGGGAACGCGCTCACCGGACGACCGAGCGTTGCCGCTACGTTTTCGTTGATGGCGTTGAGTTCCTTCGGCTCCGGTGCCGGGATCAACAGTTCCTTCGGGTTCGGAATGCGCAACTGCTTGAGAATGCGCTCTTCAACCTTGCGGACGTTGTAGACCTGCGGCAGGGCCATCGCACGCTGGGAGAGCGCCTGAACCTGAGCAAACCGCTGGGCTTCCGAGAAAATGTTCGGGTCCGAAACCGGCACTACATCCATCGGGCCTTCAAAGTCAGAACGCTTAACGAGGAGCTGCCCCGTCTCGTCCTTGACCTCATCGTTCTCCAAGTACATCGCATTGAGCCGATGCAGAACTTTGAGGGTGCGTCCCATGGCATCGTGCAAACGAGCGTGAATGGCGTTAAACACCACCATGCCCTGCTCAATACGAGCGAGCTGAGTGCCGACCGGCATGTTGCCTTGGTTGTCAGCAATATCTTCAAGCGTCGTGCGAACAACGCCCTTACCCGCATCAACCAAGAACCCTAGGAGTTGATACAGAACCGGTGAGGGCTGGTTAAACGGCAACGGCATCGCGATCTTTCGGATGTCATCGCTGAAAGCGCCGCCTTCAATCTCTTTGACTTCGGTCGGATCAATGCGCTCGGACTGACCGCCTTCGCGGCCACCCTTGAGCTTCAACATGCCGGGGAAGTTGGCAATGTGCGCCGAGTCCAAAAGCGCCCTCAGGGCACCCGTAGCCGCAGCCGAGATACCGCCAATCATCTGCGGGATACCAATCGGATACGCGCCGCGCCATGGCACAAACGGGAATTCGATAATCCACTGCATCTCTTGCAGCGTGTCATCGTCCTCTTCCCAGTTGCGGTAGATGGAAAGAACCATACCCGTCGTTTTGTCGATGGAGAAAATATACGGCGCTAAACCGTACTCTTCTTCCAGATCCGCAATCGCGTAAACCTCAAAGATCGTGCGCAGACCATCGGTGTCATACGCATCCGAGTCGCGACCTTCGATCTTGTTGTTGGCCTTCTCGGACTTCGAGATGTCCGGGTCCATCGTGGTCGGAGCCAGATCCACATCGCGGTACATGCCTGATCGAACCCGCTGCCGGTATTCAATCTCGGTCACGTACTGAACGTGCGTCTTGCGCTCAGAGCTATAAAAGTTCGTTGCCGCATAGGGCAAGTAGATGTCGTCAATACCCACAAACAGCGGGACAGGCCGACGCTTGTTCGGGTCCCACGAGAGCTTCAAGTACTGAGCGCCACCGAGCGGAACCTGCGTCAAGAGCTGCTCTAGCTCCGCCCGGAACTCCGGCATCTGCTGGGTCATCTGCCAGTTCAGATACCGCGTCTTGCGCTGGGCCTTGGCTACCTTGTCAGCAGTCTCATCCCCAATGATGTAGTCCTTGGCGGGACCTTCGGCTGGGAAAATCTCCTTAATAGCGCGGGCAGAGAAGTCCACACATACTTCAGTGAGCATGGGGTGCACAACGCGACTTGCGCCCTGAAACTGAGCGCCGCCCGGTGCATCATCGCCAAGTCCGGTTCGCCGGATACCCTCTTCATACTGCTCATCGCGCTTCTTGCGAGCTTCCTTGTCCTTCGAGATCAAGCCCAAGAAGTCCTGAGCCACGGCGTCCATGTCGCCTTCAGGAAGAGTCTCGGCAAGGTTTGCGTAAAACTCGCTCTCCGATGCCGCTTCTTCCTCTTCACCAAAGCGAACAATCGCTCCACCGTCTTCGGTGTCCTCAACGTCCGAAATCTCTTCGGGAAGTTCGAACATCTCACCCAATTCTTCTTGGGCTTCTCCTAGTTCGTTTTCGTTCTCGTCAAGATCTTCAGACGCCATACGGATTTCCTCTTGGGCGCTCGTTCACAATCAGCCTAGGCTGCAACGGCTTAGGCTTACTCACGCTTATCATATCCTTATCGGCCAGAAAACGTAAACCTTGGGTGCAAGCGTCCATCAAGTCGTCATGCCGGATGCTGCCTTCGCCCGAAAATGAGCACAACTGGTACAAAAGCGGCTCCGCCCATGAACGAACCTGACCTTTTCGCTTCTCCGACTCCACAAACCACACCATTGAACCCGCAAATAGGTGCGAAACCATGTGAAGTCGGGTCAATTTGCTTGCTTTGCCCGGATTGTAGGCGTGAGCGACGATGCCTTCGCGAGTTAGCATCTGCCGGAGTGAGATTCCGCTGCCTTTGTCTTCAATCACGATGGTATCTGGCTTGCGTCCGGTGCCGTAAGCGCGATTCGGACCAATCATCGGGCGAATCATCGGCTTTTGCTCCTCGCCGCCGTAGAAAACCTCGCGCTCTTTCTGAATTCGCTTGATCAAATCGGGCATTCCGAGCCGATCTTCCCAGCAATCCAAAAGGATGATGTTAGGTTTCTCGTCTTGGTAGAAGAGTCCCAGCACCACACACGCAGACGGGTCGGCATCGGAGGTCTTCTTGTCGCGAGTTTGCTCCGTGAAGGCCGTATCTAAGCTCATCACGATGTGTTCGATGACGGGTAAGGGCTTATTCGCAGGCCAGAGGTTGATCCAAGTGCGCTTGATGATGCCCTGCTCTTCAGGGTTCAGAACTTCTGCGTGGATTTCCTGCCGTCCAAGCGTCGTTCCTTCGAACTTCAGTAGCTGCTGCTGGAAAGTCGGAGCCAGATTCGCGATATTTTCGTAAGTACTAGCTCTTGTAACGTGAACGTCAGCCCCATCACGCTCAATCAGATCGCGAATTAGCGCCTTGGGCTTTGGAGTCGTCGTGGCTACGATGCGTGGGTGCTTTCCCAAGCGCAGCGCGAACATGATCATGTCCCACGCTTCTTGATCGTACTGCCACGCGGCCAACTCGTCAGTCCAACAACCATGCCACTGACCACCACGAAGCCGATCTGGAGTCTCTGCGCTGATGCCTTTGATGAGACTGCCGTTGGTTAAAATGATTTCTGAGAGCGAGCGGTTATATTCTTTGACGATTTGCTCCGGCATGACTTGCATTAAGCCCGAGTCACCCTCGAAGCACGTATCACGAATGTCCGCCGAGGTCGGTGCACAAACCAACCAACGTGTCTCGGGCGCTTTGTAAGCCTGCCACCAAACCCATTCCGCTGCCGCTCGGGTCTTGCCCGCACCGCGACCCGCAAGCAATAGCCAAACTGTCCAATCACCCTTCGGGGGCTTCTGGTGCTTGTGCCGATTCTGTGACCACTCCAGCCGGCTCTTGTACGCCAGCAAATCCGCCGTGGGTAACTTATTTAGCTCCTTGATGAGCGGGTCGTTTAAGTCAACCTTGGGTGCCGGTTCCGTGGCCGGTTGTTTGGCCGGTTCAGACATGCATCAGCGAAAACGCGAGGTCTTCTTAGCGATCTTAGAGGGTTGGGAAACGAATTGTTTACCCTTGGCCTTGCCTTCGCGCTTGGCACGAGTCGTGGCTGCGTATTCCTGCGGGCTGAGAGACTTGATCGCTGCCTTTGGTAGATACCGCTCGCCCGTGTCGGAGGATCGCTTGCCCGACTTGGTGGTCCACTCTTGCGCGGTCCAGTCCTTCAAAGACTTTTGAGGTGCTTTCATAATTAGTCCTCGGGCTTAGTCCTTGTACCCGCCGCCTTTCTCTTTGTACCGCTTGGCTAGAAGCTGAGCTTTTCTCGCGGACCATTGGCCTGCTGCGGTGCCTTGGGTAGAGGACGCCTTGATCTCGTTGAAGAGCTTCTTGCGCATCTCGGGCTTCGTGTAATTGCCCGCTGCGTTAACTTTAGACTTCGTTGCCATGGTCAACACTCCATACATCAGTTTGACGCTTTAACTTCGGCCAAGTGGGTTCGGTTATAAACGACTTGTCCAGCACCAGTATGTGATTCGTGGGCTGCGCCGTAAAGCGCCCGTTGTCGAGCTTCACGAAATAGAACTCCTTGCTCTGCTCCGGTTCCAGACTAAATCCGTCCAGCATCGGGATCGCCGTGAACAAGTAGTTACCCTCGTGCTCTTGGCGTGAGCGTAGCCGGGTGCGCATACGGGTCCCTTCGAGAAACGGATACTCCAGAGTGCTGAAGTGAATGCCGTAGCAGTCCCATGTCTGTGCGTCGGCGGGGTCCCAAGGGGTCCCTGTGATTTTGTGCGCTAGTCGGTGCAGGGGCACATTTCGGTAGACGGCTCCGCATTCGAGCATCACATGACATCCCCAAGTCCTGCCGGGGTGGGATACCAGACCAAACCACGCTACCCGTAGCCAGTCGGGGTTCCCAAAGGTATGGGGCTGCACGTAGCAGTAAGTATGGCGGGGTAGGGGGGC